ATCTTCCAATAATAAATTACGATTACCAGTATTTTTTATATCACGATGTTGATAAGTACAACCAGGAACATCTATATCTGGTGGCTTTGTAATAGTTACATAGTAAGGACTGTATATTTCTGGAACGTCTGGAATGTATATCTCAGGAATACTTATATCAGGTATATCAATCGTAGGCATCTCGTTTTTTCAAAATTTCCACTTCTGAAAAACATCTAGGACAAGATAAATTAGTTTTTACTGAGAACTCAGGATAACCAGGCATTGATTCATCAATATCAATGTCACCACCAGTTATTAGCTCTGCATCGCACCAATAACAGTTCATTTAATAATTGGCATTGATGGGCCTGTCATTTTAGGCAAACCCTTATCTAGTATTTTAGGCATCATACCTTGTACATTACCAAGAATCTCATTCATCACTTGAGATTTGAAATTTTCTGAAGTTACATACCTGTAACCTATTACGCCTGTGGCGGTCATGGAAGCTACCATTAGAAATGAGATGATACTCAACGTATTTGCTATTTTTTGAAACATGATAAAAGAAGCATTAATTAAGGCTTTAGCACCTATTTCTTTGATGGTGCTTTTTCTGATTCTTGGCCTAGCTCCACTGTACCTGTTGGCTGGTCTGATGACTCGATCTTTTTCAACAACATCTCCTGTGCCTGAATCCCGCCCTCGATCATATCAATAGTTTTAGTAGCTTGTTCTAAAACCTTTTCAGCTTGTTCTTTTGTAGTTTTTTGTCTAGTTAGCTCTTCCTTCCACTCAAGGATTTGTTTTTCAATGATAGTTTTCATAATTAGACGATAGTAAGAGTTTCTCCTGACCCTACAGTAACAGTAACACCACTGTTAATGGTAAGTGGGCCAGCAGCCATAGCGTTCTTGCCGTTAGTTATAGTATAGTTCGTAGTTACAGTTTGGTCATTCTCGTAGAAGCATTCATC